GGAGCAGGTTGTAGGCTTTGACGAACAATGCCTTGATCGCATCCTCGGACAGGGTGGGTGTCGAGCAGCGCTGCCCCTTCCCATATTTCCGGTTGCACCGCCAGATGACCTTCCGGTACGGATCATTGGAGTGCCAAACCTTCTGGCCGTAATACCCGCCGCAATCCCCGCAGATGAGCCGGGACGCGAACACGCTGTTCCCGCTGAATGTCCGTCCAGAACGCTTGCGGCGGACCAGTTCCGCCTGCACCTGTTCAAATTCATCCGGCGGGATGATGGCCTCGTGGTTCCCGCTGACGTAATACTGCTGCACTTCACCCTCATTCCGCTTGTGCTTTTTCGTCAGGAAGTCCACGGTGAAGGTCTTCTGGAGTAGCGCGTCGCCCTTGTACTTCTCGTTCGACAAAATGCTCAGGATCGTGCTCTCCCGCCAGTGCGTCTTCCCGCCGGGCGTCAGGATGCCCATCTCGTCCAGCATGCGGCAGATGCCGATAGGTGCCATGCCTTCTATGAATTTCCGGTAGATGAGCCGAACGATTCTGGCTTCCTTCTCGTTGACCACCAGGTTCCCGTCCTCTCCCTTGTCGTAGCCCAGGAAGACGCTGTAGGGCACTGACACCTTTCCGTCCGCCATCCGCTTTCTGTGGCCCCAGGTGACGTTTTCAGAGATGGAGCGCGATTCCTCCTGGGCCAGGCTGCTCATAATGGTGATCAGCAGCTCGCCCTTCCCGTCGAAGGTGTAGATGTTCTCTTTTTCAAAGAAGCACTCGCAGCCGTGCTCCTTCAGCTTTCGGATGGTCGTCAGACTGTCCACCGTGTTGCGGGCGAACCGGCTGACGGACTTGGTCACAATCAGATCGATCTTTCCTGCAAGTGCGTCCGCGATCATCTCGTTGAAGCCGTCCCTATGCCGGGTCGTTACGGCACTGATGCCCTCGTCGGTGTAGACCTTTACGAAGTCCCAATCGGCATGCGAGTGGATGAACCGTGTGTAGTAGTCCACCTGGGCCTCGTAGCTGGTGAACTGCTCGTCGCTGTCCGTGGAGACGCGGGCATAACCAGCCACCTTGCGCCGCGCCGTCGTCGCAATCGGCGCTGTGGTGAACAGGTTCCGTGTCTGCGGGATTTTAGTCACTGTTTTTGCCATCGTTTTTCCTCCTTGCCTTTTCTCTCGCCTTTTCCTTCATCTCCGGCGTCCAGCTCTCCGCTCGTGAACGGTTCTGCCATTCCAGCTTCTCTTCCCGTCCATCGCGCAGGTGAAAGATCAAGGTGTGCGGATAGACCGCTGTCACATGATCCACCGCCTGCTTGAAGGATTCTTCATCAAAACTGTTCCAGCCCAGCAGGTCGCAGGCCATGCGCATGATGATCTCCTCCGGGATCTGCTTGCTTTCGCAGAATGCCTTTCCCTCCATGATATAGGTCGGGCAGGCCCAACGGGACTTGCCGTGGTTCTTCACATGGCGGTAGGGCTTTCCACAAGCCGAGCAGATGATCATGCCGGTGAAGATGTGGTGCTCCCAGGGCTTCGAAGCAGGCTTATGTGCAGCGATGCGCTCAAGTGCCTTCTGCGCCGCCTCGAAGGTCGCTTCATCGATGATCGCCGGATGGGTCTCTGTCGCATAATACTGCGGGAGCTCCCCCTGATTGGGCACCAGTGTCTTATCGATGTGATTGACTCTGTATTTCTTTTGAAGCAGCGAATGGCCCATGTACTTCTCGTTGGATAGGGCGGCCCTCAGCTGACCTGCGGTCCATTTTCCGCCGAAAGCCCCAAGATGCCCGTTGCGGTTCAGCCACCTGACAATGGAGTTCAGGGTGTCGCCGCGGATAATCCGGGCGTACATCTCCCTGACGACCTCTGCCTGCTCCGGGTCGATCTCGATACCATTCTTCCTTGTGATGCGATAGCCGAACATATTCCTCATATTCATCAGTTCGCCGTTCTCAAAGGCTTTGCGGATGCGCCACTTCTGATTGTCGCTGGCCGACCGGCTTTCCTCCTGGGCAAACGCTGACAGGATCGTCAGCATCAGTTCCCCGTCGCCGCTCATGCTGTGTATCTTCTGCTCCTCGAAGTAGACATCCACCCCGATGGACTTCAGCTCGCGTACGGTCTCCAGGGACGTGACGGTGTTCCTTGCGAAGCGGGACACCGACTTGGTGATGACCATATCGATCTTTCCGGCCCGGCAGTCAGCCAGAAGCCGCTGGAATTCCTCGCGGTTATCCTTGGTGCCCGTCATGGCCTCGTCGGCATAGACACCCGCATAGCGCCAGCCCGGATGCTTCTGGATGAGGTCGCTGTAGTAGCTGACCTGCGCTGCCAGCGAATGCAGCATGGCATCCTTTCCGGATGAAACCCGCGCATAGGCGGCGACGTTTGTAAGCCGCTGCAGCGAGGGCCTGACAGGCAGCTTCATTACCTGCTTTTCCACGATTCCACCTCCTTTGGTAGCTGGCATATTACCTCTGGTCGGGCGGGTAAAGCAAGTGAAAATCACGATAAAGGCTACACTTCGGAAGTTCATATTTTAGGCGCATCTTCTCTTCAAAAACAAGAAATTCCTTTCGGGTAATCGTGCCGGTGCTGAGCATCCTGCCAGCTATGGCCATTGCCGCCATGTAACAAATGATTTTGTCGTCCATTCTGTACACCTCCGTTCGGTAGCCTCGGGAGATGTGAAAAAAGGACGTCAGCCAAAAATTAAAAAGCCAGGAGCACCATAAGCACCCCTGGCATCAATTATACTGGTTATTCGATTATTCCCCGGCGGAGCTGAGATCGTAGCACATCTCGATCTGCAATACGTTTTTCCCGTTGAGCTCCGTTATATCCATCCACAGGTCGCTTGAACCGGCGATCAGCTGAGAGAGCGTTTCCCGTTCGCCATCGTCCCATGTCGAATCTATAATGAGCTGCTCCCCTACAAGGCGGATGACGCCCTGGTATCCGTTCCGGGTCCTGACATGGAAGTTCAGGCCAAGATTGGATGCGAGGTCATCTGCCTTTTCCACGAGCGCTTTGAATGCCTCCGCCTTCTCCGGGCTCAGTGAAGCCCGCTTCTCTTCCATTTGCGCATCCGCCAGGGCGGTGAGCCGTGCCGCTTCCTCTCCGGCATACGCACAGCGGGCAAGCATCTCCACGCCGCTCAGTTCCGGTCCTTCTTCCATTCCACGGTCCAGCTCGTCCAGCAGCTTCCGGGACAGGTCGTAGTAGTTCTTATCAATGGTCACTGTATGGCCCCCTTGTCCGTGAGACGCATTCTATCGGTTATTATTTCGCCCACGAAATCACATCATTCATATTATAGACTTTATAAACGTAATTATCAAGTCTAAATTGTAGTATGTAAGTCAATACCATCTGTTTGCCTCGTACTACAATAATATGGGAGTGTGAAACAGGTGGAAGCAGATTTCATAAGGCGAAGGATCACCGAACTGAGGTTGAAGCGTGGGATCTCCGAATACAAGATGAGCCGCGACCTCGGCCACAACGGCGGGTATATACAGCATATAGTTTCAGGGAAAGCGCTGCCGTCATTGACAGAGCTTTTGTATATCTGTGAGTATCTGGACGTCACGCCGCGCACCTTCTTTGATGAAAGCACCGCCGACCTCACGCTCATGGAAGAGGCCGAGAGCGGGCTGCACTGCCTGTCCGAGGAAGATCTGAAGATCCTCGTCCCACTGATCAAGCACCTGAAACATAATAGCCAAAAATGATTATGAAGGGCTTTGCACTGTGCAAAGCCCTTCGTCGTGCTGTTGCTGTTATTCAGTCCTGCCGTACTTCCCTGACACCCACGCCTTCTGGTCCTTGTAGAGCACCTGGAGCCAGCCGTTGTCGGAGACCTCCCCGGCGAAGGGCAGCTCGTCCCCCTTGTGGGCCACGCCCAGCTTCTTCCCGTCGGTGTTCGGCGCGGTGCGGATGTAGCAGTTGCCGCCGCTGATGTGGACGGTCTTGCCCGTGGGCTTTACGCCATCATGCGCTTCGACAGCCTTCTCCAGCGCGATCAGCGTCGTGGGGCCGCACTCGCCGTCCACATCCAGCTTGGTGTCAGCCTGGAACGCCTTCAGGGCCAGCTCGGTGCAATCGCCGAAGTCGCCGTCGCAGCCCCAGGAGCCCAGGTCGTAGCCCAGCTTCAGCAGCATTTCCTGCATCAGCTTCACATCGTTGCCCTCGCAGCCGTACTTGATGACGCGGTCGCCCAGGTCGTAGTCCACGGGATAGACCGGCCCCTCATACTTGCTACCGTTCGTGAGCACGACGACGGTGTGCCCACTGGACTTGGTGACCAGGATGTCGCCCCGGCCCAGATAGGTGGACTGGCTCTGGTACTTGCTGCCGGTCAGCTCGGTGAACGCGCCGGTCTTGGCGAGGTTGCTGGGCATGTTGCCCGTCCTGAAGCCGCTGGGCAGGCTGGTGATGCCCGCAAAGGCGATGCACACCCGAACCAGCGCGGAGCAGTCCGTCTCACAGGGCTTGGTCACCTTGGACACATCGAAGCCGAAGGGCTCGGCCTCCTTGTACAGCGTGTTCCTGGAGCCCTGGTCGTAACCGATCTTGCTGTTCTTGCAGGCCATCTCCATGCACCGGGCGATCTTCTCCGCCACGGAGGGGTTCTTGGCCCTGTACACCCGCCAGCCCTTGGAATGGAGATACCAATTCTGGGTGCTGACCTCCTTGCCGGTCTGGTCTCCTGCCTGGCCTCCACGGGCCTTTCCGTGTTCATCGATCCTCGCGCTTCCTACCTTGACTGCCATAGTGAAATCCTCCTTCATAAAAATGGGGCGGCGGTCATTCACCGTCGCCCTGGTCGGTCGTGTCGTCCTTGTCCTTGTCATCCCTGCCATGCAGCTGCGCCAGCGCCTCCCGGAGCTTGTCCGGGATGGGAAGCCCGATGTGGGCAGCGTTCTCGAACAGGGAGAGCGCCTCGTTGCTCATGTAGAAGCAGATCACCGCGCCTCTGAGCGCGCTGCCAGTTCCCACCACATGGAGATCGACGATGTTGGCCACGCCCACCAGCATCAGGATGAGCACCTTCTTGCAGATGCCCCGGAAGCCGATGGCGCTGGACAGCTTCTTGTCGATCACCGCGCACATGATGCCGCTGATGTAGTCCAGGCTCATCAGCACGATGAGCGCGATCAGCATGCCGTCCATCCCTCCCACAAAGTAGCCGATCCATCCGCCGATGGCGGTGATGGCGATCTGAACCTTCGTCCAGACCAGGTCGATAGAGAAATCCCTCATAATACTCCCTCCGTTCTGTGTCATGATATGAAAAAACGGCGTCGCCGCCGTCATTTCCCGTGGTTATTTCCATCCGTTGCTGTTCAGCTTGATTTGTGCCGGTTGCCAGACGCCGTTGTGGTAGACATACGGCACTGCCGTTTCCCACGCGCCGTTCGTGAAGATCCTGGCCTTGCTGGTATCATAAACCAGTGTGATGTACGGGCGCTGGGAGCTGTAGCTGGAGTCGGGACTGTAGCCTCGGAAGTTGGAGTTAGATGAGCTGCCGCCTGTTCCATAGCCCCACAGGTGGAATTTCCCGGTTTGCCCATCCCGGCAATACGCCTGCACGATGCTGGTGATGTCGATGGTCTTTGAACCGGTCTTGGTGCCCATGGACACGCCGGTGATGCTGGTCAGCAGAGCCTTTCGATTTGCATAAGCAGTCTGATAGCTGTACCCTATGGTCAGCGTGGCAGAATTCGCCGTGCTGATGTAAACCCGCAGGATGGCGGACTTTATGGATATTGTGCTCTTATCCAATCCCGGCGCATTGAAGTCCATGCGGAAGGCGCGGTTGGATGAATAATAAAAGTGGTTCGCAGCACTGGCGCTGGAACCACTCGAACTGAAGTAATTACCGCCCGACGGTCGCCAGGTGTAGGTCGTTGACATCCTTCTTCACCTCCGCCTGTCAGTCCACCACAAAGTACAGCTGCCCTTCCACGGGATTGGAGGGCATGCTGCTCTCCGGGCCGTAGGTCTTGCTGCCCGACAGCACGATGGGAAACGCGCACTCGAACAGCGGGTTTCCCTGTGTCGCCGCCGAGAACTTGCCTATGGCCACGCCGCCGGTACTCAGCCCGGCCAGGTGCAGGTTGGCAAAGGCACGATCTACCACACACATGGCACTTGCAGTCTCGATGCCGTCCGAAACGACCAACAGGAAGCTGTAAACGGAGCCGTTGACAAAGGTGCCGGGGAGCACACTGGTGTTTGCAGAATAGCCCACGCCGAACAGCACGTCTCGGCTGACATTCATATTGAACACGCTGGAGGCGGTCGTCGCTTTAGCGTCACGCGCATAGTACATTGTCGCTGTAAAGCGGGAGGCGTTATTGCCCTCGGCCAGCTGTACCCGCATGGTCGCTGCCAGCGCGGTCGCTTCGTCGTTCGGGTAGCGCCAGGCGTCTAATGTGATCTGCGGATTGTAATACTTGTCAATGTACTGCACTCCGCTGATCGTATAAATCAGGCTGGCAAAGCTGCCGTCGCTGCCTGTGCCCTCGATCTCCAACCTGAAGGGCAGCGTCCTGACAGAGGCAAGTCGTGTCTTCAGACTCGCATAGATCGATGCATAAATGGGCTGGCTCATGATGGTATCCGGTGTGATGCTCCATGTGAGCGTCTTTGACGCGGAGTTTGCCCACGAGCAGGAGGTCTCCGGCTGAACGACGGGAGCCCACCAGCCTTCGCCTGACAGTCCGCGATCCGCATTGGTGAAGCACAAACACAACCCAGCCTTGGTGATCTTGCTGCCGGAAGTATTCTTGATGGTCATGGTGATGTCGATAGTGTCCTCCGGCGCTACAATCGACCGGGAAAAGGTACACGCGGTAACGCTGAAATCGGCCATGGATTCTCTCCTTCCTTAAATGTCGGTCATCTTGAAGGCCAGCCCGCCGTCCGTGGTACGGCGCAGCTGATAGTTACCGAACTGGACGTAGTTGCCCGCGAACCGGCTGTACTTGCTGCCGTTCATCACGACGTTGACGCTCTCGCTGTCGATGAGCACCTCGCCGGTGGACTGGTTGTCTCCAACATGCAGGCCGTCATTGTCGATGCGCACCACGCGCCTGAAGTCCGCTCTGGCAGCATCGGCTGTGGCCTGGGCGGTGCTTGCCGCGACCTGCGCCTCATAAGCCATCTGGCTTACAGCAGTCAGCACGTCATCCACCAGGCGATACATGGGGTGCTCCGGGTAGAAGTACATCTGATAAGTGGAGTACATGTAGCCCAAGGCAATGTAGGTCAGGCTCTCGTTGGCGGGCGCTGTCGTCAGCCAGTTCTCACTGGCCACCACAAAGCTGTTCCCGAGCAGAGTCCCGGCGAGGTAGAGTGTCGCGTATTGTGTGGCCGTCCAGCTGCTGCCCGCATTGTTCCGCAGCGTGCAGCTGGGATAGCTCAGGTAATTGGTGGTAGCCGTGGCGCTGGCCGTGATCGCCGACGCTGCCCACAGGATAGGCTTGTCCACATCGAAGATCGAGCCCGCCGCCAGATGGAAGTATCCTCCCGAGTCACCCACAATCAGGCGGGAGGCAGAAATGGCGGTCTTCGCCACAATGACATTGTTGAAGCGGATGCGGTCATAATAGTTGCTGTCATAGTTGGCGTCCGCCCACCAGCCGGTGTAGTTGGTGCCGTTCACATTGGCATTGACCCTGTAGGTCAGATGAATGGCATTCCCAGCGGCATAGTGTGTCGTAAGCCTTGTCGCGCCGCTGTAGTAGCAGTTCTTCGCCCCGGTGGTCGTACCATTGGCGAGGGTCAGGTTGAGCGTCGCGTTGCCGCTTCCCGCATACGGAAGCCAGTAGACGATCTGCTGACCATCCTTCAGCTCCGAGAAGCTGGCCACACCCGTCCATGCTCCGGTGGAGGCTGTCTGCGTACCTACGATGACCTCGGTGTTGCTGAGCGCCTGCTGAGCCGTTGCCTGCGCTGTTGCCGCCTTGTTGTAGGCTGCTTTCGCCGCTTCATAAGAGGACGAGAGGGATACGTCGCTGTAGGCGAAGGAGCCGTCCGAAAACACATTCAGGTCGCAGAAGTACAGACTGTTGGTGCTGCCGGACGTGTAGGTGGGCTCCGCCGTTACCCAGTTGCCGCCCGGCGGATTCGCCGTGGGCTTTGCGGGCTTGGCGGATGTTGAAGATTGCAGCAGATAGTACCGTGTGCAGGACTGAAGGTCTCGGATGGATGATAGTGTGATCGCCGCCGATGCCTTGATCGCCATGAATAATCCCTCCCATCAGCCTTCCAACTGCGCAATATAACTCGCCTTGTTCGTCACATCGGACGGCGTGATGTTCAGCGTCGGGCCGGTGGTGGACATGGCCGTGGACGAACCGTCCTTGTACCACTTGATGGTACCCAGCGCCGCGATCTGCGTGGCGTTGAGCTCAACGCCTGCCTTGTAGACATGGGCAGTGAGCGTGGTGCTGACCCCGGTGTTCTTGAAGATCGTGCCGTTGGAGGACGTAATGCTCATGGTGATGGCATCCGCCCCGGCAGGACCCGTGCCGCCGGTCGCTCCCTTGATATTGGAAACGTAGACCCACTTCGCCACATCAGCCGCGCCAGCGACGGTGCAGCGATAGGTGTTCTGGGTACTGGTGTTCAGGTACATATCGCCGACCTTCGCGTTGGTGACTCCGGAACCGCTGAAAATCGTGGCTGTGGTGGAGGTACCCGTGATGCCGGTGCCCGTATACCACTGTGCAGAAGAGCCTGCTCCGCCGGTCGCGCCTTTGATGTTGGAGACGTACACCCACTTCGCCACATCAGCCGCGCCTGCCACGGTACAGCGGTAGGTGTTTTGGGTGGATGTGTTCAGGTACATATCACCGACTTTCGCTGCCGTGATGCCGCTGTCACTGAAGATGGTTGCCGTGGTGCTGGTGCCGGTGATCTTCGTGCCAGTATACCACTGCGCGGAGCTGCCTGCCGCGCCAGTTTGCCCCTTGAACGCGATCTGGAAGGTGAACAGCTTGTGGATCGTGATGTTCCCGTTGTCAAGTTGAATGGGAATGTCAACAACGCCACCTGCGGTGACGGCGGTCGTGACCGCAATGGTCAGGGTGGGCTGGGTGGCATCTGTATCCTTGGTGACGTTGACGCCGGTGGGCTTCACCACATCGTCCAGGTTGACGGATGCCGCC